TGCAGTAGTGTTAGTACGAATTGTTGTGGTGAATGACTCATTTATCTCTCCTAGTTATTTGATTTTGTAACGATCTCGTGCATTGCGTAGCCGTTATGTGTTTTGACCATTCTAATCATGATCTGCTCTTGTGCTGATAGGCCCAGACTTGTCTAGGCCCAGCACCCTCATTGTCTATCTTGATTCGATCTACCGAACCCTGCCGGTAGAGGTAGGCAACTGCCATGCTAATCTCCGCAGAGGTTAAGTCAAGTATTTTTTTGATTTGCGACAGGGTGATAAGCCCTTGAGTGTTTGAGATTAGTAGTCGAATACTCGAGACCGCCCTAGCCATGTATCACCACCGCAATAAGAGTAACCAAACCACCAACGGTAGCAACTACCACAACCTTGACCCACAAAAGGAAAGCCCTATCGTCATCTTGCCATGTAGACGACCTGTAGCCTCCTACAAGCCCTCGGGGAGCATTTAGGTAGGGTAGGTATCCATCGTGAGACTTATTGCGTTCTACGCCCTCTCTGAGCGTTCTAGGGCTAGTATCGTAGTTAGAGTTCATTAGAAGTCACCTCTGTTTAGCGGTTCTGCCTGTCCATGACGTGGATCGTCAAGCACCTCGTCCAAGCCCTGATTCTGTTCTTGCTCTCGGTTGTGGTATAAGGCTTCCTCATACTCCCTGACGATTGCCGTGTAGGAGTCCAGCAGATTCCTTTTGGTTTCATTGTCTGCTCTGGAAAAGCTAATGACCAACCTAGCTGCTCCAACTTGAAACGCTGTAATTTCGATAATATCCATTTTATGCTCCTAGCAAGATTGTGAGAGGTACGAAGTGAAGGCAATCGCCATCACCACGATAATAATTACGAGCCAAGGTGTCGGCTCGAAAGGTGGTCTTGCCCGCCTCGGGAAGAACTCGTCATATTTACTCATTTTGCATCTCCAGATTTGTGATCTCTCAGTCCCAGTGACCTCGATAAATAAGATAGTAAACCATTCCTAATATATGTCAAGTTTTTTATCGTACTAAGATTTCGCACATCGAGCGTACCGCTGTACCCCCTCTAAAGAGGGGGGTACGGTACGGTACACTATTCTCGTTTTTGTACCAAAACGTACCGGTACGCCTCGGTACAGTACGGTACAGTGGTACACTACCTTGAATTCTTGTTTATCATCAGTAAGTTACCCCAAACCATATCATTGACCACCCACCCATTATCGTGGTCAACGATGGTTTCACCCAGTCTGAGCGACCCAATTAGCTGATCCTCACTCCCCGGCCTCAATTTTCTCGAAATTAGCGTTTCCGACACCCCATCGGCCTGCAATTTTTCGACCAAACCAGACCTACTTAGGTACGGTTTTTCGTTCCTAACTTCTGCCCCGGCACTCCACCATGCGTTCTCAAAAACCTTCATATTGACCGATAATTTCGAGTCCTTTTTGACCTCTTTTGGGGCATCAATTTGATTTACAACTGCCGCCATCGAAGGCTCACCGTCCTCATTTTCCCACCCCGGAACAGCAAATCTCTCAAGCTCCACCCACACAGAATCGGTCAATTCTGAGTCCTTGCTCTTCCTCTGAATGATCTCGATTGGGCCTCCGCGCTGCTTGCTTGGGACGACACTGATCTCAATATCTAACGCCCCACGCCACGCTGACGAACCCCGCGCTCTGTGCTGTGTCTCCTCAGATACGCCAGTATGATGCACCAGAAGCACCGTACATCTGTACTTAGACATCAGAACAGAGCAGGCATCCAGCATACCTTTGGTATCAACCGAGCTGTTCTCATCCCCAAGCAAGAACCGATGCAGGGTATCTACCACGATAATAGTAGGCTTCTGATTCAAGCTATTAATGTTATCCACAACACGTTGCAAGCCTTCTTTTGTATTCAGATCGCAGCCATCACGGGAGATGTGCATCCTGAGACGCGGAACATTATGGTAATGCTTCCACCCAGCAACCCGGGACTTGATCCCCTTGTGACCTTCACCCGCCAGATAGATGACATTACCACCCGGCTTAATCTTGTGCTGCTCCCCGCACCAGTTGGGCAAGTCTGCCGCCATCCTGAGAATCCAATCCAGAACAACGAACGTCTTACCGCCGGCTGACGGGCCATGCACCATAATCAAGGCTTCTTCTTGAATCCACTTCTTGACTAACCAAGTAATCGGCTCTGGCTTGGAGCAGAACTCGTCTGCCTGCACGAGCCAATCGAGTTTTGGGGGCATGAGCAGGATTGACAGGTCGCGCCCTGCCGCCACATAATCATTGGCATCCCCTCTCTCGGGAGGAGTGACTGTGCGCGTCTTATGAATAGCCGATGCTTGATCGGCATAGGATTGCCCAACGCCGGACTCATCATTATCTGCAACAACTACAATATCCTGCTCCATTCCATGCCGACCGCGTAAGATTCCAGCAACCTTGACAAGATTCGATGCAGAATACGCCGCCACGCATGGGCGACCGGTTTGCTCATGTATTGTTGCCGCTGTAGCAAATCCCTCGGCGATATACAGCGTCCCCGGCTCATCGAATGAGCCTACCATCCAGAACTTTCCGTTGGTGGCCCCGCCGATGTGGTACTTCTTGTCGCCATCAGAATCTATATACTGCAAGGAACATAAGATGGAATTCTCATCATACAGCGGCAGAACAAGCCTACCATCACCAGTAACCCGCGCCCCATGCGCGTCAATGTCCTTGCGCTTGAGATACGGATGCTCGGTCGTTGCAAAAGTGCATCCAGACCAGATCGTATCGACCACGTTGGCAGCGACCTCTTGCTTCTTCTCTGTCTCTGCATCCCGCAGTGATCGGGCCTCCACCAGACGATTGGTGTGCGACATCTCCTCGAATGGGGATAACGTCCTGCCAATGTCGGCCCGGAATGACATCTCCACACCCGACCGCCAGTCGCCGAACCGACCTGCCGGTATCCCATCACCAAAGCATACATACCAGCCCGACTTATCGCCGTGACCACTACCACCCTTTGTTCCTGATGGGAAACGATGCAGGCGACCATCGAGCCTAATATCCGCTGGAGGCTCTAGCCCAGCAGACCTGATGGCGTTAAATAACTGTATCTCTGGTGGGTCAATTTGCTTTGGACTAGATGGCGACCAATCACCCAGAATTTTAGTTAGATCAGCCATGAGCGACTCTCAAAGTAGTCGCTAAGTAGCTTGATGGTCGCATACGATGGCCTAGAGTCTGGCTTAGAGAATCGGTAAAGAGTGCTGGCGTGTATGCCTGCATCCTGAGCAACGCGCCTTAAATTTGAGTTAGTTAGTCGGACTTTAATATCTTCTGCGGTTAACATTGTTAGCACCCTCGTAAATTATTTATCGGTAACGCTTGCAATATAATCCATTCTGGAATATTATGCAAATACACATCGACCGGAATTTTTCCAAAAAGATGTGCTTAAACTTAGGAGATTCAAATGTCAATTCAATTAAAAGGCACGGGAAGTATATCCGCCGCCGGAGTAAAGATGTTGGTTTATGGTCAAGCCGGTGCAGGCAAGACAACATTAATTAAGACCTTGCCACATCCTGTTATTTTAAGTGCAGAGGGTGGGTTGCTGTCTTTACAAGATGCAGACCTTCCGTACATTGAAATACGCAACGTGAATGACTTGGAAGAGGCTTATAAATGGGTTGTATCTGATGCTGCCAATGGATTTGAGTCTGTTGCACTGGATTCTATCAGTGAGATAGCTGAAGTAATCCTGTCATCAGAGAAGAAAAACAATAAAGACCCTCGTGCTGCGTATGGCGCTATGCAGGACAAGATGAGCGAGATTATCCGGGCATTTAGGGACATTACCAACAAGCACGTCTACTTTACCGCCAAGTGCGAAAAGGCTCAAGATGAAACCGGGAAGATTCTGTACTCACCAAGTATGCCCGGCAACAAAACTGGTCAGGCACTCCCCTACTTTTTCGATCTAGTAATGGCACTTAGGGTTGAGAAGGGCGAGGACGGAATTAGTCAGAGGGCGTTGCTGTGTGATTCCGATGGTTCTTGGCTGGCAAAAGACCGTTCATCAAAACTATCTACATGGGAAGCGCCCGATCTTGGTTCAATTATTTCCAAGATTGGTGGCTCAAAATGAGTGCTGACATCGAGTATCTAGTCCGTTTGTGGGAGTCTAGCAAATTGGCAGAAGCCGATGCTATGCAAAAGCGTAGGCGTTTCGAGGATTTAATTGTAGAAGCCCTTGAGATTCCAGAGTCTCTCGATGGGACTGAGAATTTCGATGTCGGGAACTACAAGCTCAAGATCGTGGGTCGTCTTAATCGTAAGGTGAATTCCGAGAAGTTAGTCGAGTTAGCGGAAGAGAATGGCCTTACCGACCATCTTCAAAGCCTTTTTAGATGGAAGCCTGAGATTAATGTAACTGCATGGAAGTCAGCAAGTGAAGAAATCACTCGTCCACTTTTGGGCGCAGTGACAACCGAGCCGGGTCGCCCCAGCTTTTCAATTCAAATTAAGGAGTAATAAAAATGGCCTCATTAGGTGAAACTTTTGATCTAAGCAAGATGTCGCAGCCCTCTAACTCTTTTGATCCACTTCCAGTGGGTTGGTACGATGCAACAATAACCGGTTCCGAGGTAAAGGCTACCAAGTCTGGAACTGGTCAATACATTGCTGTTCGTTTTGACATTACTGGCCCGACCCATCAGGGCCGCGTTGTGTTCACAAATGTCAATATTCGCAATGCAAATCCAACTGCTGAAAAGATAGGACGTGAGCAATTCGCCTCTATTATGCTTGCCGGGGGCATTAGTTCGGCAACTGACTCAGATCAATTGATAGGTGCAAGTATGAAAATTGATCTAGGGATAGAGCGCAGCGAAGAGTATGGAGATAAGAATAAGATTAAATCTTACAAGGCGCTAGGTGGCGCAATGCCTTCAGCATTAAAGACTTCTGCGCCGAAATCAGCCAATGGCCCAAGTTGGGCAACTAAGTAATAGGAGTCCCCTCCCGAAAAGGGGGGGGTAATTATATGAAAATTCCAGAACCGATTAATTCATTATCTGCATTGATAGACCGCGCCCATGAGGATCGGCAAGAGCCGCCACGCCCACATATGGGTGCGTCAACGCTAGGACATCCGTGTGATAGATGGCTGTGGCTATCATTTCGGTGGGCGGTAGTAGAGAAGTTTAATGGCAGATTATTGCGCCTTTTCCGGCGAGGGCAGAATGAGGAGGCTCAAATCGTTAGCGACCTCCGGTCTATTGGTATCAATATAGTGTCAACTGGTGGCTCTCAGAGCCGCGTAGACTTTGGCTCTCATGTATCTGGTAGCCTAGACGGAGTGATTACACATGGAGTGCCTGAAGCCCCAGCAAAGAAGCATATAGCCGAGTTCAAGACCCACTCCAAGAAGTCCTTTGATGACTTGGTAAAGTCTGGTGTCGAGGCCAGTAAACCCATGCACTATATCCAGATGCAGGTCTACATGATGGGCAAGAAGATTGACCGGGCGCTGTACGTTGGGGTCTGCAAGGACGATGACCGCATCTATACAGAACGTATTAGATATGTAAAGGAAGTGGCGGAAAAGTATATAGCTCGTGGGAAAAGAATTACGATGCTGGATCGTATGCCAGAGCCATGTTCTGGAGCTGCACCAGACTGGTATCAATGCAAGTGGTGTCCAGCTCATTCATTCTGCCACGACACCAAGCTCACCAAAGAGGTGAACTGCCGTACCTGCGCCCACTCTACGGCTACGCCAGACTCTAAATGGACGTGCGCCAGATACGACAATCTTGAGCTGGCGGTAGAGAATCAACGCACTGGCTGCAATGCTCATGTATTGCACCCAGATTTAGTCCCTTGGAAGAGGGGCGACAGCGAGAGCCTGCATGAGGCGGTATATATCATTGACGGAAAGCCCGTGAAGAATGGTGCTGCTGATTGCAACTGCTTCTCAAGCAAAGAGATGGTGGCAAACCCAAACGCCTGCGCCAATCCCACCAAGGACATTATTGATACGCGAATGATATTTGACGCGAGGATTGTAGGATGAGTGAGGTAACTCTACGGGACTACCAGCAGCGAGTTCTGGACGATCTGGACAACTGGTTTAGGACTAGCAAGCTCAAGCACCCATGCCTAGTCCTGCCCACCGGCTCGGGCAAGAGCCACATCATCGCCGCTTTCTGCAAGGCTGCAATACAGAGCTGGCCCGATACTAAAATCCTGATGCTGACGCACGTCAAGGAGCTTATCGAGCAGAATGCCGCCAGAATGCTTGAGCATTGGCCTGATGCCCCGATGGGGATATATTCATCAGGCATGGGATTGCGGCAGCTTGGACAGCCTATTACTTTTGCTGGTATCCAATCGGTTAGAAAGCGCGGGCGTGAGATTGGTCATATAGACCTTATCATTATTGATGAGTGCCACCTAGTTGGTCATGGCGCTGAGGGCGGGTATCGGACGCTGATAGATGTTCTGACCTCAATCAATCCAAATCTGAGGGTCGTAGGATTGACCGCTACCCCCTACCGTCTAGGGCATGGTGTCATCACCGACAAGCCCGCCATATTCGATGAGCTACTCCAATCTATTGACATCCCGGAGCTAGTCCATAAAGAGTTCTTGGCAAAATTAAGGTCTAAAAAGACAGAGGCAGAACTTGATACGTCCTCAGTCCACAAGCGCGGTGGGGAATTTATTGAGAGTGAGCTACAGGCTGCGGTTGATACGGCAGATCAAAATCAGCGTGTTGTGGATGAGGTTATACGATTAGCTGGGGATAGAAGGTCTTGGTTATTCTTTTGCTCTGGCATAAAGCACTCAGAGAATGTTGCCGCAGAATTGAACCGGCGCGGGATCGTGACAGAGATGGTCACTGGAGATACGCCAAAACGGGAGCGCACCAGAATTTTGACAGAGTTTCGTAGTGGGGTAATAAAAGCCGTTACGAACGCCAATGTACTCACCACTGGATTTGACCACCCGGATCTGGATTTGATAGTCCTGCTGCGCCCAACCATGAGCGTGGGCCTTTATATCCAGATGGCTGGGCGAGGAATGCGACCCAAGCTCCATACAGATCATTGCTTAGTGCTGGATTTTGCAGGCAATATTCACCGGCATGGCCCTATTACCAATGTCGAGCCGCCTAAAAAGGGTGGGGATGGTGATGGGGAAGCACCAGTAAAGGTTTGTGATAACTGCCAAGAGATTGTGCATATATCAGTAATGGTATGCCCTGCCTGCGGCACACCGTTCCCGGTAAAGGCTAGGCCAAAGTTGAAGCTCGGTAATGATGACATTATGGGCATAGACGGTATTGATATGGGGGTCGAGTCGTGGAAGTGGAGTCCTCATGTCAGCCAGCAATCTGGGAAGCATATGCTACTTGTAAGATATTACGGGCATAAGCTATCGGATAAGGTTGTGAGCGAATACTTTTGCATTAAACATGAGGGATTTGCCGGTACTAAAGCTGTGGCGACATTGTTTATGATGGCGCAGCGATCTAGGCAATGCAAGGTTATGTCTGCCGCAGAGTTTAATATTTTGAATGATATGGGAAGGAACTCTATATTTTTGAACACATTAAAAGCCCCTAAAAACATAAAGTACAAGTTGGATGGAAAGTTTTTTAGGGTTACACAAAGGAGCTGGGAATGAAGACAGAGCATGAGGAACAGAGGGAGTTGGTGCAGTGGTTTAGGAGAAGTTTCCCGATTAGGATATTCGCCATACCGAATGGTGGGTTGAGGTCTAAAGTTAGTGCCATGAAGTTAAAGGTTGAGGGGGTAACTGCTGGAGTTCCCGATCTATTTGTCCCAGAGTGGAGCTTATGGATCGAGATGAAGCGAGAGAAGGGTGGAGTAATCAGTGAGCCTCAACAGGACTGGATTGAGTACCTAGAGAGAATTGGGCATACTGTTATTATTGGTCGTGGTAAGGAGGATGCTATATATAAGATTCAAAAATTCATCTCCAGATGAATGCGTCCTGCGCGAAATAGCCTAGTGCTGACAAAAGTTTTGATGCTTAATTGAAACAAGCTATATTTTTTAGGAGATTAAAATGGAACACTATTACCCGGTAGGTGGACAGTATTGCAAGCTGACTGGTAAAGGCTCACTGGCAGGTATAGCCGATGACATCCTCAACATCAGTAAGAATCATAGAGAGAGAAAGGATCGTGAGGCTATAGCAAGGACGATGCGGACGGTCGAGATGCGCGATTACAAGCGAGAGAGCCGTGCCAAGCCCATCAAGCGTATGACGATGGCGATGCTGGACATCATCAAATATATCAAAAAATGGCCCGGTACTAGGCGCAGTGACCTGCTCAATAAGCCGCTGGGAGGCGATACAATCTCACCATCTAGTCTTGGGGCTAGTCTAGCAGCCCTCGTCCAGCGTGGGATGCTTAAAACCAACGGCTTTACCCATAACCGCCGGTTCTTTGTAACGGGG